ACACTTTGTAATACAGTAGGAACATCATGTTTAATATTCATCTCTGGAATTATCTTTAAGGTAGTTGTCCATTCTGGAGTAAAGAATGGAAGTATTTGTTCTAATATTTGTACACCATCATCAGCATTCTTAACAAATACACTAAGACTAAAATTAAAGTCATAAGGTACTGGAGTATATACTGTTTTGATACTATTATTAGAACCAGAAGTACCAACAGTGTTTACTCTTCGTTGTGTACTACTTAATTTTCTTTCAGGCATATATTGCATACCTGTCATTTCAAATCCCATTCTTGGTAAACTAACTTGGGATTGATTAGTCAACTCTGGATCTTGTGTTATTCTGACTAAGAACTTTTCCTTAGGTCCATATGCTATTGGAACTTTAAGAGCTTGTATTCTTTGTCCTGCTTTGTTAAATCTTTGTACAATTATATCATTAAACAATGTACCAAACATTACAACATATCTTCTAATAACTTGATTATAATATTGATGTCCAAACATTAATACCTATCTACTTCCGAGAATGGATTACTCTCACTAAAGTCAATAACACTATCTCCTTCAAATTCAAAGAATGAGTTATTAGCTGCTTTGTCAGTTGTTTCAATTGTAAACTCTTGAAGTAAACTACCACCATCTTCAATTAATAACATTGTATCATCTTCAAGTTTAAATTGATAAGCAAGAGTACTAAGACTTTGTTTTGTTTCTATACTATCTATCTCTGTGTTACCAGTTCTAATTCTTTCACTGCTATATTTAAATAATTCACATCTAAGATCATAAGTTTGTAGTCTACCAGTTTGATAGAATATTTGTTCATGTTCTACAAACTTAATTTCAAATAATTTATTTACTAACGGAAAGAATATTAGATCTCCTTCTTGAGGTCTTTCACTTGATATCTGATAATTATTAACTCCAGTTGTTCCTGTTTCTAATATAATTGATTCTGTGTTACTTGCTGCTGTGTTAGATAAAAACTGTCTTGATGGAGCATCTGTATTTGCTGATTCTTGTAAATAATTATATCCTACTTCTGTAGTTAATTTTTCAGTCTTAATTTGATCAAATCTTTTTCTTGCAACTGTTAAAGTAAGTTGGTCATTTATTTGTAATCCAAACTTACTCATAAAGTCACCTTCACCTTCAAAGCCTTCTACATTTTTAACATACATTTCAACATCTGCAGCAGTTTCATATTTAAGAAGTTTATCTTCTCCAAAAAGATGATCAATCTCTTGGATACTTTTTGGCATATACTTTACGTTATGACCATATATTTTTATTGATTCTATTGTTAGATCTTCAACTAGATCTTGTTCTCTTGCATATGCGAAGTTGTTAAAATATACATTAGTTGCCACACTATCCCTCCATGTCCATCACTGGCAGCGAATAGCTTGAAATAACTTCTTCTTCTAATCTTCTTTGTTCTTCTGTTGCTTCTTCCCATATTTTTTGACCATTAAAAGTCAAACCACCTGGAAGCTGTATACCTTCAAACTTCTTTAAGTTTTCACCCCATTGTCTTTTTATTAAGCATGTTGCATATCTTCTTAACCACCAATCATTCCACATATCTGTATGAACATCTGGATCTATAACTGCATATGCATCCATCAATACAAACTCTCCGACAACTAAGTCTTCTTTAGCTATGTCTATATTAACTTTATTTTTATGTCTGTTGAATCTTATTGGTTGACTACCTACAAATATTTCTTCTAAATTTTCAACATGCCTCATTGCTGTCACATATGGAAGATATGTTGTAGATGTAAAATCAAATAAATCGTTTAAATGAATTTGATATCTAATGTTAAACAAATTACTTGATTGAGTACTGTCTCCAATATCAAATAATCTGGTAACACCAATTATTTCTGGATCCTCGTTAGTAAGATCAATTTGTTTATTATCTTTTATTGTTTGAGTTATTTCTATTGGTTTTATAACTCTTTCTGTACCATCAAAGTGATAATCTCTATAATATGCTAAAGCATCATCTATTCTATCTTCAACTTGAGTATCGTCAATATTAATATCAACTACTGGTTTACCCAATGATCTAAGACAATATTCTTTGAATGTGCTTCTAGAATTTGGAACGGCCATAGTATCTCCTGTTGATACTATTTATACTTATTATTCGCTTGGAGCGTTTGGATCTTCTGGCCAGTTTTGTAGATCAGCTAAAACGTTAATATCACCATTAGCATGATACGTTGTAGTATCTAAAGCAACTAAAGCATCAACATCTGATGCAGCATTTACTTTTGTTTCCATAATATTAGAATTAGCTCTTATTGAATTCATGTATGTATTAACATTTTTTGGAATAGCTGTTCCCGATTGAGCAAATCTTAATGTCATCCAATCATATTTAGAGATAAGAGAACTAGCTGCTTCTTTAATTTTTAGCGACCATGCCTTTTTTAAATCTGACATTGGTTTTGCAGATGATGCATATGTACCTACTACTGTTCCTGCGCTATCATCAACTTTATGAGTTATTGCACCAATGTTATAATAAAATTGATCCTTCATACCTGCTAAAGTGTATGAATATAGTCCAATTGCTTTTAGTTCTGCAGGTTTCCAAATTCTAAAGATAGATGATGGATACTGAACTCCATTAATAGTCATAGCTTTTGGACCATTAATGATCTCTATTACTTGACTTGCCTTAACTAATGCCCACATTTTTTTTATCTCCTTATATTATTTATTTATAAAAGTTTTACCTTATTGTTCTATTTATTATTGAGCAGGCAGCGGACTGACTGCATTACCAACAAAAGGAAACTCTGCGAACGCCATATACACGAATGTATAACCATCCTGATTGGTTCCACTATTATTTCCTCTTAATTTGAATCCATTACTTAATAAATCAACTTCTTCCGATCCTGTTTGTTGTGTTTGTGTGCTATTACTCCAAAAGAAATGTTTATCATATTCGTTTTTTGAACTAAAATCACTTGCAAAGTTATAAACATACCAATCTGTTGAATTATCAATATTTTTAATCCATAAGTATTGTGGTAAAAATCCGGTATAAATAAATGGACCATTTACATTTCCATTTCCTTCATATTCTCCCATCATTGAATATCCATCAACTTCATGCCAGCAGTATGCTAGATATTGTGCACCGCCACCAGCGTTTGTATGAACATCAGCAGCAACATGAAAAACTTTATTTGTTGGATTAGTATTACCAAAATAATCTTCAGTTCCAAATTGATTTTTAGCATAATTTCTAGAAGGAACTATATAACCAGTTTCAGGTGTAGGTAGTTTATGATGATAACATACCCAATCTATATTAGCTCCAGTACTACCAGTTGAAGTAATATTTTTGATAAACATTACATCCGGTGCTTGTGATAAACCATGAGCAATAGTTCCTGATGAACCAGATCCATCATATGTAACAATACTTATTCCTGCATCTTGATTTGCTTGAATAGTTGAAGCTATGCTTGCTCCGGATCCATCTGAATTAGCAGAAGTTGTTCCTGCGTTAACATGCCATGTCCATGCAACATATTTTTCACCTACAGTGTTTATAGCATCATTATCTTCTATTTCAAAACCCTTAGGTAAAAACTTTTGTAAGCCATCATCCGTTGTTGCTTGTTGTGCAATATCACTAGAGTACATCCCAATCTTTTTAAGTGGTCCTCTACTTGAGTCATATATTTGTTGATAATCACCAGCATCTTGATTTTTGATCCAAGCTATATCTACGAATTCATTATTTGGTGATGATGCTAAAGGTAAATTATCCTGCATTAGTGCTTTATAACCAGTTGGTGGAGTATACTTAAATAATGAACCTGATCCATCAGTATTAGCTACAGCTGTTATACTTCCACTAAATGTAGGATTCTGACCAAAGTTAGCTGTTCCGTCTGCTCTACTCCCTGCAGAAGCATTATATCCTGTTGTAATTATGAAGTGCCATCTTCCTTTTTTCTCTAACGTAAATCCTCCAACACCAGTAGCTGGATTACCAGCTTGTCCTGCTCCTTGAGCACTGTACCAAACTCCTTTTGAAGCGTTACCAAAATATACTTGGTTTCCTTTTGCTGCAATCATCATAATATCACCGGTATTACCATAAGCTCCAATATGTCCAGCTCCTGGTTGAAGTCTAGTTCCATCTCCTCTGGTCGATATTGACATATTTCCATTTTCATACCATACTAATGATCCATCCGTTGGATTATCAGCATTTGAATGATCCAAGTCACTGTTTTTTCCATCAGTATGAACACAACCAATATTGAAAAAACTTGCGCCAATACCAGAGCTATCATTTTTCTGGAACTCAGCATAGTATCCTGTTGTATCAGAAGTATCCCATGATAATGTTGATGCAGTCATTCCATATTTTAAGTTTGTACTAGCAAGTGCCTTTAAATTACCTTCTGTCAAAGTAGGTGCATTAGATATAACAAAAGGACTAAGAGTTGCATAGTTTTGTGTTGGACTATCTGGGACTACATCTGTAGTAGCTATATTAGTAACAGTTAAATTATTTCCGTTTCCACTTGTATCATAACCAATGTTTTGAATTGCTACTGAGTCTCCAAAAGTTAGTCTAAATCCGTTTGTACCATATG